AAGAGTATCATCGAAATAGCATCACAAAGAGGAGCGTTCAAAGCAAATGAACTAGAAGCAGTCGGTAAAACTTTCAATAAGCTGAATACCTTTCTAGAATCAGTTGCTAAAAAGGAGGCTTAAAATGGCTGCAAGTTTAAAACACATCGGAAAGATCAAGAACACAGGAATGAAAGTTCTTGTTGCTTTCCGTACTATCCCAGGTGATTCTCACATGTCCCTGGTTATTCCTACAGCAACGTTACCTGATGCCTATCATGACAGCATCATGACTCTTGTCGAAACAGATCAAGCACAAGAATCGTTCGAGTTTGGTGAAATCTTACACATCCGTAGATTTCCAGACGGGCGTCCTATGTTGCAGGCTCTGAGTCAAGACGGTCGTATGCAACGTGTCACTACTGATAATGTTATTATGACCCCTACTATCAATGCCGAAGTAGCATTGGACGAATTAAACAATCTTATCGCAGAGCAGAAAAACTGTACTATCGATGACTTGTGTAACTTTGTCGCAGGAGCTCCTAACGCCAAAGCTAAAGAAGAAGTTCAAGAAGTAGCAAAGGTCAAGGATATGTCGGAGCCAACGACATCGGCTCCATTAAAGGCCAAGGATAATGAAGTATTGTCAGACGGTGATCTAGCTAAGAGTTATCGCAGCCAAGCTGATGCACTATACAAAGAAGCAGCTCGACTACGTAAGCAAGCAGATGAACTTGATCCGCCAAAGAAAAAAGTTAAAGCAGCTGAAGTAGAAAGTGCCTAAACCTTTGTTTAAACCGCCAAGACATCTCGTTAAAGAGTGGCCGGAGGTATTCGAAGACCTTTATATGAATACTATGCCGGTTGCATATCTAGAAATGATGCACATCGAGTTCCACGATGGACGGATATGGCGTATAGATATAAAAGAACAGCTAAGGGACAGTGATGCCGATTCTATAGCTTCTCAACTTCTCGAAACCATGCAAGAATATAAAGATGATATCAAGAAGTTAGATTTTAAAATCGATGTCACAAAACTAAAAGAAGATATTAGGAATTCTACTAAAGATATTTTCTAGTATTTCCGTAATGTATCACTGTGTGGGCCGGTGACTCATACGTTCTCCAAGGATCGATAACAATCGATCCTTTTTCTATTTTACAATAGAGATTTTGATTTTCTTCGAAACCTCTATAGTCATAGGTAATCTTTCTATTATGTGCTAATAGCACAACACCATAACAGCCTTGTATGTCATCGCCTGTTAGAGGATCGATGTACGTAGGCTTATGCCCCAGTTCTTCGCAGTAGTGACCAATCAATAAACTATAGCTTCCATCACAATACGGAACATCTGGCTTATAGGCCTTACCGTGTATAAAGATGCTCATCTTATTTTTTTCAGCATGTCTCACAAGCTCTTGGGCTAGATTTTTAGCCTGTATTTCTCTAGCATTCATTATGGCATCAAATAAATCGTATCCTAAATCTAGGTTCTTTGCCATATATCTTAGAGCTATATTATCTCTCGGATGACAGGCACCGCCGTCTCCCATGCCTGCCTTCATATATTGTGGTCCCATGATACGCATAGTGCTCTTTGCCAATGCGTCAGTTACTACATCTACATTGATATTTCCCTGCTTGACGGCAACATCTTGTATCATGTTGACTAGGCCAATCTTGGCACTAATAAATGTGTTATAGAATACTTTGATACATTCACATTCATCCCATGTACCGATAACATACCGAGGATCATTTTCCATGACTGTTTTGTAAAACTCGACCAACTCTTTTGCATCTCCTGTTTCGGTACCGTCCTCGGTTCCAATCATGACCATTTCAGGATTAACCATATCCCATGCTACACTGCCCATAGCGATTAGATATGGGTTATAAACAAACCGTGTATTGGTAATATGTTGGATGAACTCTCTACGTGTGGTGCCCGGAAGTACCGTAGATATAAGAACCAACAACTGATTTTTATTCATGTACTTGTTGGCTTCTTTAAGACATTCTATAACTGTGTCATATCTAAAATCTTTTGGTTCGAGATGCGCTGTAGGACTACGGCCATCATAGTCAGGATCATGCGGAGTAGGAACTGCGATAAAAACTATATCTGCATTTTTAACACATTCTTCAATACTAGGTACTACCTTGATTAACTCACTAGATCTTTCAGATATATCATAGCCAAAAACTGTATAACCTTTTTTGGCAACTTCCTCTGCGCAAGGCAAACCTAACTTGCCTATACCAATAAAACCAATTTGCATTTTCACCTCGATAAATAATAGCAGCACATTATTTAGTGGAGTATTTTTTTGTATAAGCAAGGTTTGATAGAACCGTTTTGGGGTACGCATCATAGATATTTGGATTATCAAAGAGAACCATTTAACTGCTATGAAGACATCCAACTGTGGCGTTCTCAAGGATATTCTCAAAATCATTTCACTGGTCTTTTGTATGACATGAAATCAGTCATGCCTACATGGACTGAAAAGTTTTTAACACTATTCGAAGGACAGAATCAAGGCTTGAGTTTCTACAAGATGGAGACCTGCAATGTACTTCCAACACATAAAGATACCTATAGCCTATACAAAAAAATATTCAACATAACAGATAATAACTCAATATGGCGAGCAATAATTTTCTTAGAGGACTGGAAACCAGGCCATGTATTTGAGATTGAAGGTGATCCTATTACCAAATGGAAAGCAGGAGAATATGTCTTATGGCAATACGATGCAGCACATATGGCTGCTAATCTCGGATTAGAACCTCGATACACAGCACAGATAACATTCACTCATGTTCAATAAGATCGCAGACTTTGAAAACGCTTTATCGGAGTTTACTGGTGCTCCGTTTGTAATCACTACTGATTGCTGTACACATGCTATCGAACTATGCTTTAGATATAAAAAAGTAAAAACGACCGAGTTTACCTGTTTTACATATCTCTCTATACCTATGACCATGAAAAAACTTAATATAGAGTATAAACAGATTCCAGAAAAATGGGCAGGCGAATATAGATTTTATGGTACAGACATATGGGATAGTGCCAGAAGGTTGCAACCCGGAATGTACATGCCTGGTATGATGCAATGCCTTAGTTTTGGTTACTCTAAACCTTTAGACATCGGCAGAGGCGGAGCGATATTATTAGACAACTATGATGATTATAAGTCATTGTCTATGATGAGATATGATGGGAGAGATTTATCTATCTCTCCATGGCAGTCACAAAAAGAGTTTACTTTAGGATTTCATTATAAACTCAATCCAGAAGAATGCATAAAAGGTATTGAAAAACTGGAAGAATATAAGAATAATAAAAACTTCAACATAGCATTTGTAGAATATCCAGATTGCAGAGATATAAAAATAAATGATTAGATCTTACAACGAATGGGACCCGTTACAGGAAGTAATACTTGGAACGGCAACAAATGCACACTGGCCAGTAAGTTGTCCTGCATTTAGAAATCTAGAAAATATCACTGCATGGAAAGAAACTCCCGTTCCGTCTGGTTGTGTAGAACAAAGAATAGTAGACGAAACTAACGAAGATCTAGAAAATTTTAAACAAACATTAGAGTCTCTTTCTGTGAAAGTACATAGGCCCAAGGATTTAGATTTCCAATCATTTGACGGTATGTATAACTATTGCCCAAGAGACAGAGTGTTAATAATAGGCGATAAAGCAATAGATGCTCCAATGTTATATCCCACGAGAACAAAAGAAATAGATGCCATTGATCATTTGTTAGATAACGTTTTACATGTAGATGATGATACCGCAAAGTTTGATGCAGCTAACATATGTAGACTAAACGATGATATTTTATATCTAATCAGTGAAAGCGGTAATAGAAATGGTGCTGTATGGTTAGAAAAAATATTTCCAACTCATAGAATACATATACTAGATAACATATACAGCGGAGTACACATCGACAGTACCATATCTCCTATAAGAGAAGGACTAGTCGTCCTTAATGCTGATCGAATAAATGAAAGTAATCTTCCGTCAGTTTTTAAATCCTGGGATAAAATATGGGTCAGCGGAGATGATATAGTTCCGCAAGGATTTGAAGGTTATCCTTACGCCAGCAAATACATAGCTTTAAATTTTTTAACTATAAATCCTTATTTGATAATCTGCGATCCTAAACAGAGTTATCTCAGAAGACTGCTTTCTAAATATAATGTTGAAAGCATAGGTGTCGAACTTAGACACAGTCGTACACTAGGGGGAGGTCATCATTGTGTTACACTTGATTTGGTCCGAGGATGATTCCTACAAACACGATATCTTTTGGAATAACATTCCTGGATACCAAAAAAGATTAGGATATCTAAAAGAAAATCTCGTAGACGAATCTTTTCTTAGAAACATAAAGAATCCTTATTTTATATACACAGGCAATGGAAGGATCAAATCTTTAGAATCTATTATATTAGATAAAGATACTGTCGATAAACTTAACTCAACAGAACTGTATTTTTATCTATACGAACCTAGTTGTTTTAGGATAGGGGAACATAATAGAAGTTTTTATAGCGAAATGCGATCAGACGAAAATATCAAAGATATCATAGTCGATGAGCTAGAAAGTATAAAAATATTTGTTCATCAAAATAATCTAAAAAGATTTCGTGTATTCACATCCGATTATAGGATACAGATACTACAAGACAACTATCCAGATATAAAAATAGATTGTTTAGATTTATTCCTAAGAGAAATAGCAAAATGCTATAAATCATTTCCAAAATATTTTGTAAAACATAAAATAGAAAAAAAGTTTTGGTGTGGTAACTGGCGATACACTACCCACAGACATCTAATGACCAGTTATCTTTCTCAACTCAATGGAACTTATACATGGAATCTAAAATGTTCTTACAACGAACTTAAAAATAATAACTGGTTTGATCTAGATCAGTTTCAAAAAGAAAGACCACAACAACATGAACAACTCAGAAAAGGTGTAGATTTTCTAGAAAAAAATATACTGGCTATAGATCAAAAAATAGATTCAGTTAATGTTGTCAACTCCGATCAAGTATACATACCTGGACACAAGGCACCCGAATGGACTCAAGAGTTTTTAAAGAGCTACGAATCTAACTTCTGTGCTATCATCAATGAAACAAGATATGCACAACCGTTCGGTTACTTCAGCGAAAAAACTTTAACAGCTATTGGTAGCAGTATGCCAATAATACTAGTAGCTCCGCCACGCAGTTTAGAATATCTCAAAACTTTTGGATTTACAACATTCGGTAAATGGTGGAATGAAAGTTATGATCAAGAAGAGGATCATTATAAAAGAATGATTATGATTTTTGATATTATAGATTCTATCAACTCTAAATCTCTAGAAGAGTTACAGAAAATATATCAAGACATGCGACCTGTATTAAAGCACAATAGAAGAATACTAGACACTATTACCTTTAACGATAAAATTGTATAGGTTGTTCTATTACAATCTGATTAGAAACTTCTGTAGAGTAATCAGAGTAATCGCTCCAGTCCCCGGTACCGGTCCAGGAATGATCAAAGGACCAATCGATATTGTTATTGAGATGTTTTTCTTCTTCGATCATAGCTACATATTCCGGCCAGTCTCTACCATCTATACCCCACCAAGGTTTAGCCAAACGCCTTGCTCTCACAGCAGCATTGCTGGTCATTCGACTAAAGTCTTGTGCAAAGAACGGTCCTTGTCTTTCTGGCTCAGCATATTCGTTGTATTCATAGGTTTGTTTAAACTTCCATTTGAAATCAGCTGACCATTTTCCGTCTTCTGTTATTTCAAACTTAAAGTCAGCATGATACGTACCTGAGCCATACTGATTACCAAACTCAGCAGAATCTAGATCGGGACTAAATCGAAGATTAAATCTATAACCACCCTTTGCCCTCCATAGAGTTCTTAGCAATGGCCAGATCTCATTAACCAGACCATCGGCATAAGGATTGATGGTTGTTTTTATGATGTTATAATCAAACTGCTCATAACTGACTTCTCTGTCCTGCTCATTATCATAGATAATATCATAATGATATTTCTTAAGATTTGGCCTTACAGGATAGGTGATTTTCTTGCTGCCAATGATTTGATCTAGATATATGCTAATACATTTTACACGCATCAAAGTGTGTGTTCCGCCTAATCTAAAATCTTTTGTGATCCAATGTCCGAGATATTTGTGATAAGAAAGATTAAACTTATCAGGATTTTGACCTGTAATAGTTTCAGGACCCTGCCCAAATCCTATACCTGTACTCATGTTCCTAATATTCATGTCTCTGTTACGCCAGAGAAACGTCATAGTGTCTGCATAGTCTTGATATGACTCTGTCGGAAATGCCACTATCCAGTTAGTGGCTGCTTCAATACCAACAGTCTTTCCGTCTCTAAAGTTTTGTTCCATTTCTGCAATAGTGACACCTTTGGCCATATCATCTAGAACTTTTTGACTGCCAGATTCACAACCATAGTTTAGATAAACACAGCCGCTATCAGCTAGATCCTTCATATACTCTAGATCCATACGACCGTCACATCTCGCATATCCTGTCCACTTAATGTCAAGTCCTTTAGCAATAACTCCTTTAGCGAACGCCCGAAGCTCTTTTAAGTTGCCGTTGACAAGGCTGTCAATAAACCAAAAGACTCTAGTTCCTTTTTCGTGATAGAGGTAATCTACTTCTTCAAGAGCATCAATGGCCATGCGTTGGCGATATTTCCAAAAATGTGTTTCTTCACAGAATGTGCATTTAGCTATACAACCTCGACTAAGTTCTGTAGTAACGCCATTTGGAATCCTATAGAGATTAAAATCAATATTAGAATAATCTGGCATAGGAAACTTGTTAAGATTTAATCGTTGATCTTCGGGCTGAACTATGTACTGTTGTTCAGGATGTTCGATGCTATGTTCTATCTCGTCTAGTATTTTTAATATAGCTTCTTCGCCTTCGCCGTTTACTACATAATCATAGTATTCTTCTTTGACAAAAAATCCCTTCTGTACATTAGGACCACCAACTGCGATCTTAACTGTTGGTAACTTCTTTTTTAACTCTTGAATCATCCATTTAGTAGGTTCTTCATTCATCTGGTAGACGCTGAAGCCAACAAGAGTAGGATTGTAATCAACTATTTCATCTAATACAGTTTTAAGATAAGGTTCTAGATATTGATGTATCTCTTGGTAGTTATCGCCGCACCAGCGCCATATGGTTGTAGGATCCCAAAGTTTATAATCTAGTTTAGATTTGATTTCTTTTTCATAGAATCTAAAAGATTTAATGTTGGCATCTAATACCTTGCTTGCATAACCTGCTTGCCGAGAAACTGCCGATAGCCTGCACAGATTAAAAGGAGGAAACTCTGCTGCCCACTGTGGTAGCAGTACTAACATCAGCTTAGTCTTGCGCTCAGCCTGCTGTATAACAACCGTAGTCGTATTTCTTTGTTCTACAGGTTTAGCATATTGAGCTATAGCCTTGAGAGTCGTTATATGTTTATCATTGCCTTCTTCGTAGGGCATATCACAACTCCGTAATAAATCGTTTCTTAGACATCAACATGTTATAGTTATAATCACATATTTCACGAGCAGATTTAAGAAAGTTTTCTAGTTCTGTTTCTGAAAGATTACATAGTCTTTCAATCTCGTCTAAAATCTTTAGCATACGTTTTCCGTCGTCTGTTTCAAGATCATAACTCTCATCGATAATAGAGGAAAAGGTTTTGTAACCCATTATTCTGTATATGTCTAAACTGTTAGGCACAGATACTAGAATAAATGGATGCTTCATAGCGATTGGCTTCCATGCTTTCTCACTTAAAAATCTCGCACTGTGGTACCACTCTTTTGTAAAATAAGTAGTTTCAGCTACAACACTAAAATAGGTATCTTCATAATATCTATTAGTGTCTATAGTCGACTCAGCCCTGTTAATATGTAGCTCTTCGGTATCTAGATACATAGGAGGCAGATTCTTTACTCCCTCAGCACGTTTAAGAATATCTAATATATCCTTGTCGTTGCGGAAGTAATGCATGAGCTCTGGCCATTTATGGTTCCATGTATCTCTCTGATCACATGGTCCGAAGCTGATGAACGCTTGTTCGATCAGATTCTTTCCATAGAGCAATGCTGTTAGAAAAGGTCTATGCAATCTCCAACGTCTATTAAGGTTTAGAAACTTTTTGTTATACTTTTTATTTTCTAATGTTCTTGGAAGTTGTTTTTTGTAAAGATGCAGTACGGCATTCTGCAGATCCTGTTCAAAAACTGTATACCAGAATATTCTTATAGGATCTAGATTTAATTTCTTAGCGATATAACGACTGTATTCGCCAGCGTCATACATATTAGTCAACAATATTATCTGAGATGCCGGAATACCATCTCTCATGACTATATTTTGATATATCGAATCTATAGCCCTCTCAAACGGCTCTAAGGTATTGTCTAATATCAAGAACGCTTGCTTGTTTACGATCCTACCTAACGACTCTTTGTCGATTAGATCTTTCATGTTATAGATTTTAAAACTATTCTCGCACGAGAATAAAGCATACCATGCTTCAAAATCAAAACCCGGTTGCTGCGAAAGTGTATCGATCGCTGCTGTTTTATTATCAGTCCATGTGATTTTAGGATCACTAGGATTATAGGTATTGATAAGAGGAATAGATTTATTGAGTAAGATCATAATCGATCATTCGGAGGTTGTCGAAAATGCATATCATCAAAGTTACGCAGAGCTTCCATTTTAGTTTGCTGTACATTTAACCAAGAGAATGTGTTAATGGACCATTCTTGATCAGGAAATAGTTTACTGAGATATCCAAAATGCTGCTTAGGGCTTGGATGATAGTCTGCACTTTGATGTCCTTCTTTGCTTATAGGATGTTGTGGCCAAACACCGTTACATTCTAAAGTTAAAATGTCAGGAAGTATAGCATCTAAGGTATCCTTATAATATTGTCTTAGCTGCGTTAGTTTATTTCTTTCTGTTGTTGTCTTGGCCTCTATCGTCAACGGAGACATGTTTAACATATAGTAATCGATTCCCAGATTATCTAAAAGATTTTTACTGAGTGTTATCATATTGATATCACGTAACAAATAACCGAAATCATCTGAAAACTTCATCACAAACTGTTCATCGTAATAGTTTTGTGTATAGATATTTCCGGGGGTAAGCCATGTACCATTAATATACCTATCTTCTCTAGATACTGAACTCCACATTACCATTACGAGATCGTCTTTGTTAAACTTATGTCTCTGATGTGCTTCTGTAAGCTGGCAAGCTATAAAAAGATTACCGCCACCGCTCTGTGCATAGTTTCTGTATTCAGGTATCTCTCTTCCTATAATGTCTGCCCAAGTCGGCCAGCCATAAGCAGTCATACTACATCCAAAAGCAAAAAATCTCTTATACTTTTTAAAATCAATCATTAAAATATTTTCCTGCGATATTTATGGTATCTACTAGATCTTCATGATAGAAATCTCTGCTGGCAGAAAGTTTAAGATTATGTTCTATAATAGGCATAGAATCGATAATGCGTCTTATTTTTTCTTCTCTAGGTAATGATATCCAATCTTGCAACACTTGGTGTGTAGCATAAAATCTTTCTGTATGATCTTCAATATCATTATATGAGGGATCGATACCATTGAAATGTATATTAAAACCAAGCTCCTCGAGAGCTCGAAGAGTTCCTGCAGCAGCAAGTACAATCATCGGATGACCGTACGCCAAAGCCTTATATACTTTTTCTGTAAGAAACACAACATCTTCGTCAAACTTAGTTTCTGTAATAAAACTCATGAGACTATTTTTAAAAATGTCAGGGTTCACAGAGTTTGCGGCATTGTTTACAGACCAATCACCATCAACAAATATAGGATAGTTCTTTGATAATACCCTTTCAAAGGATTTCAAGTCTACAGAATCACCTAATATTTTAAGAGGTTGGTGTTCTTTAAATTTTATCTCATTGGCACTAACTATGCCGCTTGACAGCATTCCGGACACTGCTAAATGATATAGATGCGCACTGCGATGATGTTTATATGTTCTGTTAAGACTATTGTAATCTTTAGCCAATGGGTTATGTATTGACTCGTATACTATTGGAACCGCAGGAGGTTGATGACCTCTATCTATGAAAATCCTACTGAAATGATTTGAATATTTTACATCAAATATTTTCGGAAGCCCCGTGTCTATCAACCATGATTCATATTGTTGTTCAATCTTTTTATTTCCCTGTATTATCATTACAGAACCTGCAGGCAAACCTTGTTTTTTCATAGCCTTGTAGGTAGAGAGAAATCCATCTTTTTTTGCAAAAAATGACCCGTCGTTAACAAACATGGATCCGCCTTCTCTATCTGCTGATATGATTATCTTAATCTGTTTTGTTCTAGCTAAATCTAAAATATTTTGTGGCAGGCATCTCAGGACATGTTTCTTTGGAACATCCGGGCCTTGAGCCATACCTGCCCACCAAACTGGATCACCGTTGACTTCTATAAAATACAGTCCGGGTTCTCTGATATGATTGATACCGAAATATGGTATCCTAAGATTTCCCAGTTCTGTTTTAAGTCTAGATCCAGGTGATGTCAACCAAAAATCGTTATCGCCGTTCTTTGAAAGGCTAACACAGTTAGGACTTGTAGGATGAAAGACATCGTCAAAATATATTTTCATAGAATCCACTTAACTCAGGAAATGTTTCTACAAACTTCCTATTCCTAATGGAATCATAGTAATCTGTATGATGCTTAAACTGTTTCTGTAGATCAACATTTACCACAGAAGATTTTAAGTGTCTAATAACATTTTCTATCTGAGACTTTATATGCCCATTATACTGTCTATCTGAAAGTTTTTCAATAGCCAGCATCCTAGTTTTATCATCAAAAATGCTGAAACTATAGAAATCTGGATTGATCAAAGAATAAAAGCTGGCTGTGGTTTTTGAATCTACAAGTTTATTTTGAAATAGGTAATCAATAAACTCCGGTAATGTCAATACATTAAAAATAGAAACTACTGATGCTATACCAAAATAAATGTGAGGACATTCAGATTTGACTGTTAAAATATTTTCTTCTATCTTCTTCCAGTCTGTTCCTTCCCTAATATATTCTGCTCTATCACTCCAGCTGTCTAAGCTAACATTGAGATGTACATTAGAAAACTTCTTCCACATTTCTAACACTGATTTATTTTTAAAATGCAATGAACTTAGATTTGTGTTGTATCTTATTTTTATGTCAGTATTATTTGTTTCAATGAGATACTCTAGCATATCATAATGCTTATCCATCAACAAAGGTTCGCCACCTGCAAAATATATTTCCTTAACTCCGGTTATATGAGGTTTAAGTTCTTCATAAAGTTTATCGTTGTTATCTCCTCCGGCAAAGATATAAACTGGTTTTTTGTTTCCATTCTTGTTATCTTCTGTGGCCCAACTAGAACTATAGGTGCTAGAACAGCTTCTGCATTTAAAGTTGCAGATATTACTCCACCGTATATCCAAATATTTTAAATCCATTTCGTCAAGAGATCCGTCTACATTAGTCTTATTAACCAACGGTATGTATTCTGCATAATCTCTATTGACTGATTGTCTAAAACTATTAACTCCTGAATCTTCTGCATGATAACAAGACTGACACTCGTCACATCTTTTACCAGATAGCATATTCAACCGCATGGTTCGATATTTTTCACTATTCCAAACATTCAGAATAGATTCTTTTTGCACATTGCCTAAAGGCTTTCTATGATTACCGATGCAGCAAGGCAAAACGTTTCCATCAGGGTTGGCATAAAAATGTATCCACGGCAATATGCAGAATGTATTAGAGGTCATTTATCCACTCCGCTTTGCGTAAAATATATTGAGACCACATTAAATGCGCATACTCATTAGGATGATGTGAATGTAAAAAGTTTCCGTGAATAAAATTATTAGATTTTTCTATTAGATCAACTTCTCTCTTTATATAAGGAAGCTCAAACTTAATGAACTTATACAAAGATGATTTCATAATATCGTCTAACCATCCTATAGAATAAAATGACGGAGAAAAAATTCGATTTCCTAATATCTTAGATGAATACTCTATCCAAGTAGTATCAATAATCTTAAACTTATTATTCTTGAAGGTCGTGTTTATCCTACAGAAGTTTTTCCAAAGAACGGCATCGATATATACATTCTTATATTTTGACAATATATCATTGTATTGAGTAAAAAATATTTCATCATATTTTTCTAACCAACACTCAAAAGTCATGGTCTTATCTGATTTCATTAAGTATTTTAAAGGATGATCGGTTTGCTGAACTTTATTATTGATGGCGTTTTCTCTAGAGGGCTCAGTCATCTGCATAGAAACATATATCTTAGAATAACCGAGCGTAGTTACATAATCCATGACCCTTTCTAGCTCAGAAAACATATAAAAGTTGCAGTTGCCCGGAACCGCATATTGATAAAGATCACAGTTAAGAGCGATGGCCATCCTAGGACCATAACAGTATTTTAGTTGAGCAGGAAGATTATATCTTTCTATACCTGTGGCAATTCCTTTCAATGTTTCACCATAGGTCCAACTTTCACCTATTACAACCAACAGTTCGGTTTTATTTCTTTTAATAAAAAACTCTGTATTTTTAGCAGGCTTTTCGACCCAGTCAGGTTTTAAATTTTCATCATTATAGATGATAGAATCAACCCCATCTAATATATCGCAGTCACTTTTAAAAGATAGGTCGTCATGTATGTATTTTTTTCTAAGCTGCACTACATAACTCCATAAAATCTATAAGCAAAGGAAATGTAGATCTAAAATCTGTTCCTCTGCGCAGATCGTATTCTTTAAACCAGTTGTAAAAGTCTCTACGACCTTCGTTAATTTTTTCTTCGCTATATTTTGCAGTTTCCATGTAATGGACCACACGCTTAAACTTTTCTAGTTCATAATCGCTAAACTTAGTACGATCATTATTATCTAGATTATTTTCGATAAACTTTAAATGATTGTACATAAAAGGCATAAACTGATCTTTGGGCAATATATTCATGTCATATTGTAAAGGTTCTTTTAAGAACGGTGTATCAAATCTAACACGTTGCCATTTATTTTGATCTGTTCCATTATACTTAATGCGCCATTCAATGATCTTTTCTAACAACGATTGAAAGTTTGTAACTGTTAGTATGTTAAAAGTTATCATGAAAGTGATAGGCAAAGAAGTTCTAGTTAGATATTCATTTAGATTTCTTTCCCAAACAGTTAGATCTAGACCAGTACGTATATATTCGGCCTGAGGTCCCCATGTATCAATGCTTGTGAATATTTTAAAATCTTTGATTTTTTTATTTTCAACTAGGTTGTTAACTTTTTCTATTAAACGATCTATCAAAATAGGTTTGACACCAAAGTTGGTGTTGATGTTTAGTTCCAGATTAGGCAAAGGATTTTTTTCAAGATCCTCTAACAACCTCCATGTACTCTGCTGTATTAGAGGTTCGCCGCCTGTGATACGCAAGATAGTTAATGTCTTGCGTACTTCGGGCCACCAACGCCACCATGCTTCCACATAAGGATTATCCTCTTCTTCATAGATCTTAAACCAATCAATGTCATTTCTATGATTCTTTACCATAGTATAAGGACCGTGATCTTTGATCTCTTTATAATAACTACTACTGTGTTTAGGATGGCAATACCCGCATTTAAAGTTACATTCGTTGCCAAATGATATTTCAATATACTGTGGATTTATATTTTGATCCCAATCCCCGTCCTTGATTTGTGCAAATCTTTCGGGCGTGTAGATAGTAGAGTTTCGTTCTTTACGATCACTAATATAGTCCTCGCCCATTGCTTCGATATTCCAGCAATAGTTACAACCGCTAGGTTTTCCTCCATTGAGCATTTCAAGACGTTCATGTTTCTTTTGATTTGTGTTATGCAGAGCACCTGGATCTATAATGATTTCTTCTAAAGAGATCTTGTGTGGCGGCGGATGATAACAACTATGGGTTTCTCCGGTCTGCAAATAGATAGTGGTATGGTGCCATTTAGCTAGACAAAAGGTAGGCGATATTTCATTCATTATAGGAATGAATTTTTTAATCCTCGATATGTCGTTCATTGAACTTTTCCTCTAGCCATGCAAAATCATTTATCTTTTTAAGAGCTTCTATATTATTTCTATTTTCATAACCATAGTCTCGGCCTTGTCTAGCACCGTCTAAAGCATATTTGTCTATGGTTTCTGTGCACCATACATCTAATCTCTGTTGTGTTTCTTCGTCAACTTGTCCTGTAATAATCCTGCTCGATAACTTAGAACATTCTCTAAATGCCGATTTCCAACTATTGAATGGATCTGTATTAAACTTGTTGATGTTTGATACTTCTGGCATGGCTCTAAACCTACCAGAAATACTAGTGGTCATATCTGGATTGTCAACCTTCATATCTAGTGTTAACTTCGTCGGGAGGAGTTTGACACCACCGTTTCCGTATTCAAGACCGTTGACTTCGTTACGACTACGCCATACAAAAACAATATCTTGATCTACTTTTAAGGGTCGATGATCAAAGTTAAAAGATTCTAATACCTCTGCATCAGCATCAACTACCCAAAACATAGGTGTAGAAACCTGCTTCGCAGCTTCTATGTGTGCGTTGTGTATCCCTTTAACACCGTCAATACGTTTTATATCTCTCTTAACTTTTTCCTGCAGCTTCTGATAATGTTTATCGGCATACGGTTCGTGATATGAGATAAAAACTATATCAAAGTCTTTAGGTTGACTGGCAACTATGTCTACTTCTTTCTTTGTATGAAAGAATCGTTTTTCAATCTCTCGACGTGCATACACATTCCTTTTAGGAAACAAACATATTCCATCAAAGTTATTTCCGTTTTTGAAAATATGTACTATCGTTTGATTATACTTGGGTACCTGATAGCTAAAATCAAAGTCGTTAGGTTTGACATCATTCCATACAGCATAAAACATGTCTGTCTCAGAAGTTTTTAATGCATTCTGATAATCTTCGTAACTTGAAATATTAAAAACTTCAAAAGACCTCGGAGTGCTGGCTAAGATGTCTACTTCTTTTTTATTTGTGAAAAATCTATTATCAAACTCACGCTTGGTTATCTTTTCATTCCTAGAAAATAAACATATGCCGTCATAATACTCTCCGTTCTTAAAAACATGAGTAATGTTTCTGTGAAAGCTATCGTAAGCAGGAACATAATAATCAAAATCAAAATCTACATCGATGTCATTCCAAACCGCCCAAAACATTTCAAGATTTGAATGTTCGACAGCATACAGATAATCATCGTATGACTTAATATAGAAAACTTCAAAAGGAATAGGATTACTGGCCACAATATCTATTTCTTTTTTATTCATAAAGAATCTGTTTTTAAACTCTCTATTAGAAATGGATATTGTTTTGTTTATAAGACATATACCATCATAGGTATTTTTATTTTTAAAAACATGGGTGTATTCTTCATCCCATTTTGTTGCTCGATAACTGTTCAGATTAAAATCAGAAAGTATAAGATCATCCCATATTAACCAAAACATCTTAGTAAAAGATTTTTTCTGTATCTGATCTATAGACATATTTTTGTCAAGGCGTTGAGCATTAGGATATCTCCTCTTTAGAGTTTCCCATTGTTCACCCAGACCACCAAAGAAAAATATATCATACATTTTCGTTCATCTGATAATATGTTAGACCCAGATTAATAGTTTCGTCATATAGATCTAGCGTATATTTGCTCTGCGCCGCATCAAGCCAAGGCCAATCGAGACCAAGTTCATGCTTGATTTGTTCTCCTAAATCTTTGATAGCTTCTACGAGACCTTCACCATTTACTTCTTCATATGGTCGGCCATACTGATTCCATATTCCTCTTAGTATTTCAAAATCTCTAACATCTACATAGTTCCACTGAGTGCAGTTGGTCATCCATGTTCCCAATCTAGCTCCATAGACTGCATAGATACCATTTTCTTCATGTGCTCCTACGGTTGACCACATACGGAGTCTATGTATGTTATGCCACCATATCTGCTGCTTGATTTCCTGTGGAGGAACTTTTACTCCATCGAGCAAGGTCATCTTGACACCTTCACGAAATCCTGCTCGCCAGGCTTGAAAAGGTGAACCTGTAATAACGCTTTCAGAATACACTCTAGGAAAATTACGATATCCATCTTCCCAACAAAAATCTACCTGTGCTCGTTCGCTTTCTGCGTTTTCATGAGTACGCATGTTTAGAACAAAATCTTTACGCCAGATTTTTAAACCACCATTGCCATATCGTAGTCCATTGATAGAGTTCCTTCCGCACCAGCCGTAGACCTGTATCTTAGGATCATCCATCTTAAGATCGAGATTGAAGAAGTCAGGATTTACGATGTTATCTGCATCTACAGTTATAAACCAATCAGTTTCTGATAACTCTGCTGCGGCTTTATGTGCATGATCACTGCCTTTCACACCATGTATTCTTTTTGCCCAGGGCACTTTATTACACAAATCTGCATAATGAAGATCTGCATTCGGTTCGTCATAACTTAGAAACACTACGTCAAACTCAATGACTTTCATAATATCTCCAATACATAACTCTTAAATATTCTTCTAGTATACACACTGAACTTTTCAGGAAGATTAATATTTTCAAATATCTTTGCCTGACCTACTAGTTCATCTAATCTCACAGACAGCATCTTGATTAATACATTAGGATCGTTATAATCAGTCAATAAGAAATTCATCAATGTGTCTCCGCCCCAATGTACTGAACGCTTTGGTCGTGGTTGGAACTCTTCAGCCTGTATATACGTTCCATTTAAATCTTCAGTCAACTCAATCTTTAATGTTTTAGAAGTAGTATCATAGGTAATATAGATATCGGGTATTTCTACACCAGACCATCTTTTATCTATTACTCTATGGACAACATCGTCTATCTTGAAAACAGATTTCATTTCTGTTATTTCAAGACTATCACCCATCGGATCAACAAAACAAGAATGTATGCTAATAGTACCCTTTAAGATTAACTCAGCGATTTCTGTGTCAACAAATACTTTAAACTTCTCATCTGGAAATGCAGACTTAGGCCCAACGCTGATAACTTTGCCAGTATCCTTGTCATAGACTGCGACATATCTTACTTCAGGAACTTCGTATTCTGAAAGCCATTTATCAAAATCGATCATTTCTTCCATGCTATTTCCTCAAGTATATTGATAAGCTCAGGAGTAATAGTATCCTTTTCAACATAGTGAACTATATCGTGCTGTTGATAGTTTCCTATTTTTAACTGTCCTTTTCTATTAAGATAAAACCCTACATGGTCTGTTACTGTGTCAGCAGGCCAAGGCCAGTTTTGTACCATCGGTTTCATATGCACTACTCTAGGAAACTCTAGGTCATAGGCGATCTCATCCGCAATATCTAGTATCTTAGCTGCCAATGAGAAAGCTTCATCTGTTCCTAAAACTTTAGGTTTTAGTTTTGATAGATATACATTTGAAAATTGTAAAGGATTTTTTATGATATGTCTACCTAAAGAAAAGAATTCTTTAGCCATCTCACTATCACGTTTAAAAAAAGTATAAAAGCTATAAAGATTTGGCAGTTCGTTTTTTGTAAAAGTTCTTCTATACTCATCAGAAGTTATTTTTTCACCTCTATAAGTAAACCCTTTATTGGCTACATATAACTCAGTGTTTTCTAAAAAATAATCAATCCAATGACTGTAATCTCTTAAAAATAACATATCAGCGTCTAGACAAACCGTTGCGTCAAAAGGACTTAATCGATCCATCCAAGAACGCCCATCCCAAAATGTTTCTTCATTCCATTCAATAATATGATCAAAAACCCATTTAGATTCGAATCTATCGAGATACATCTTGTCATCGATCACCAGTGCTACTTTATCATACCCTTCTTTTTGAGTGTTCTTTATACTCAGGGCAAGAGCATATGCCATCTGAGAATAATCTGCTTTATCTGACGTTGACACGATTATAAGATAACCAAAGTTCATATCAACCTCATAAGATTTTCTGCATTTCTAACTATACTTTTTTTATTCATTACATGCACATCTGTATCTTTTATAGTCGCAGGGCAATAGTTAGCATCTACTTTACCGGACAATAAAAAAGTTAGTTTTCCGTTATCATCTACAGAATGTAGTATATCCTTATCTATGGTCGTTAGTACCGGAGGCAATGACATTACCGGTTCCTCAAAGCCATACAATAAATGATTTGCTACACTAAAGCTGATATCATTTCTGTATTGCCTCGGATCAAATCTAAAAAGATCTCCATAATAAGAATAATGAGTCCTAACAAAATCTACTGTTTCAAAAAACATTTTTGAGACATCGTCTTTAGTAAACATTACTGTTGTTGCCCAGAACAGTTTTACTCCTGTATCAGAAATGTAGTTGTCATGATATCCGTTCCTAGAAGGAACAACCATATCATTCATAGAATCAGAAACTAATATAGATTCGTCTACATCCCAATATTCAGACAATCTATCAGAAAAAATTAAAAAATCGCTGTCTATTAATAATGTTCTATCGTAGGGAGTTAGATCCCAAGCACTTGCTCTGTTAGCATTAACAAACGGAACTAATACATCAGAAAATTTTCCATCATGTAATCGACGTTGATTATCAGTTAAAGGTTTTTCAACGATAATAAACGCTTCAAAGACTTCTTTGGCTTTTTCTACTATTTCCGATTTTGCCATCCATTCTAATGTAGAAGCATCTGTCACTAGTGTTGCAGGAACATTAAGATGTTTACGTGCTAGACCCCCGGCTATCACTGCCATAAGGGCATAGTCTATTTCTCTATTGTTATGAGCAAATATTAGAATACCGTTGGTCATAGGTCTAATAACTTTTCTACAGATCTACTCTTTCTAAGATTTTGATATTGCTCGTGATATTCGTAGACCGATGTGAAATATCTATCTAATATTTCATTCATAAAAATATTAAGGTCGGGGATTAAGACAGGATTTCCGTTAGCGTCGATCAACGGAACATTTTGCGTTCTTTCTTGGTCGATCAAAAACTTAACAAATGCTATGAGTGTTTGATCAATCTTAAAGATTCCACCAGATGCGCCATAGGTGAGTTTGGCTTCGATCTTTTCTTTGAGGGTTTTTCTTTGGATAGAAAAGCTCTGACGATAGTTCGAAAAGTCAAGAGCCTGCTTGAGTTGTTCTTCCATTGTTTCTCCTGATTAACATAGCAGTTTATTTATTATGCTATGATAACCAGGAAAATTTATGTTGTTATAGCGTTGATTGTTATAACTGGAGTCGAAACAGTGAAGTTACCTGCACCAACAGGAACTAATGTTCCCGAGGCAGCTAGTGTCGAAACGTTTAGACTAAAAGTTCCATCAACAAAGTCAGGACCTCCAGAATCGCCTACGTGAGCATCGTTCCAGGTAATCTGAAACTCAATGCTGCTGGCTGTTCCTGAGCTATTGTTGGCTATTCCAGGAGTCCTAGCTGCCAGAATATAAGAGTTAGAACCATAGGGAGTGCTTGCACTCGCCGAATAGAAGTTGCTAAAAATATTACTGCATCTATAATAGTTTAGATTATCGTTAGGAGATGTTCCAGTACCGGGCTTGTTTCCGCCCCAAGCGACTGTGCCCACCGAACTTAATAGATTAGTCCAAGATGTATTTTGCGGAATATTTTGACCTCCGCTGCGACTAGAGGTAAATCTTATTTCTCCGCCAGAGTTGAAGAAGTATCTAGCTTGATCTGCATTGGAAAATGTAACTGTGACTGTACACTGAATACGCACTGACCAAGTATTTCCGTATACCCCCGGCCATGTTTGTGTAACCGTGCCAACATTGGTCGTATAAGACTGGCTAGGGGCTATCGTAAACTTATTTGAAACAACGGTGTTAGCCCACGAATCAAGCTGTGTAACTGGAGAGTCGGTGGCAGCTGGAGTAAATGTAGTGCTGTAACGTATTGTATTTCCTTCAGCCACGACCGCTACTGCAGGATTGGTTCCTTGTTGATGTTTATAACAGTTTATGATGTCATATCCAAGCTTCATCCAATCGTTGTATGAAACTTTCTGCCCTTCTGCGACAGCAGAACTGACAACAAACTGACCATACCCAGAGTTACTAGAACCTGTTCCTATTATAGGAACTACTTTGTTTCGGATGCTATTGTAGTCTGCTTGACTGATTTTATCATTAACTGCCATGGTAATATTTACTTTATCAGGTAGCGGTAATCGAAGATAGCGAATATGTAGGACTTACGATACTAAATGTTCCTGTAGGAAATAGTGTTCCAGCAGCTTTGGCTTCCTCTACTGTTAAAGATAGTGTACCATCTACACCATCGCCCGGAGGATTCACATAACCAGTGAGCACGTCAGGATCGACGTATGCATCAACCCACCTGATTTTGAATATTATCTGTGTGGCAGTTCCGTTGATATTATTAGCAACATCACATTTTGCCTCTACCTGATAATAGCTATTAGAATAAGGAGCACTAGAAGCTAGATATTTAAACAGCTGATAGTTATTTGTTAAAGTATAATAGCTTAGTTGTTTTGTTTTGTCTGCATCAAAAGCTATCGTTCCTACTGAAGAAAGTATGCTAGTCCATGCTGCATTTTGTAGTGTTGCTACACCGCCGGTCCTTGTTGATGTTAAACGTATACTTCCGCCGCTATTGAAAAAATATCTTCCTTGATTTGCATTGGCAAATGTCACTGTTAGCGTTGCTGTTGCCTCAATCGACCATAAACTTGTATAAGTGGCATTGGCTTTGCTAGTTACCGCGAACTGTCCAAGTCCGACATTGAATCTAGTAAGTGTGGCCTGATCTGCGAGATTATCATAATCAGTATTTGGATTACCTGCACCGTATCTTATTGGATCAGTCTTCTGTATTTCCACTATAGATGGCATCACACCATCTTGGTGAAACTTGATAGACATGAGATCATATCTTAAGGCATCCCACTGTGCTTTGGTTGCGGTTTGGCCGCTGGTTACATCAGCACTGTAAACAGTCTGTCCATACCCTTTATCTGCTGATCCGGTGCCTAAAAGAGCTATAATCTTAGCACGAATGCTAGTATAGTCTACCGCAGCAATCTGTGATCCAACTGCTCCGCTCATTATAACACCAATACTTCAATGATTTTTTCGCCTTCATCATCGCTCGATTCTAAGGCGACCCCAAACACTTTTTTATCTCCAAATCTATCTGAAACTGCTACACCATTTGGTCCCGGGCACATGTCATCGCCCTTGGAAACTGGGCCTAACACTCTGCAAGGTACACGACCTTTTAGTGCGACATAAACACCACCCTCGAGGTCTTTATTCATCATATAGGCTGGGTTTGTACTAATAACACCAATGGCTCTATCCCCACCGCTGGCTTGTGTAATCTCTGCATCGCCGCCGATTGTAACTACTGTGCCAGGTGCATATTCTTGGTCTGGCAAATATTTTTCTGCAAGGTCAGCGTAACGTGCTGCTGTTGCAGTACCATCAAATAACACAGCTACTAGATTACCGCCGGATGTTCTAGCTGCAATGGTACTTCCTGTTGCTGTTGTTTTTGCTGTTTTGTAGTTAGGATCAGAATCGATAGCTGTGTCATCGATCTTGATACGATCTGCTTTATCAGCAGTTCCAACAAACTGATTAGCTATGATATTTCCGCTGCTATTTCTAACAGGAATCGATGTTTTATCAATACTACTAGGTAACGAAGTGCTAGGAACAAAGTTTGTAAGAGTTGTTGCGTTAGTAGCTGTACCTGTAACGTTACCAGATACAGTTCCAACAAGATTACCACGTATAGTAGCACCGGTATATCCTATTTCTTTAGTAGAACCATTAACTAAAATAGTCGCGTCAACAGCCGCTACTGTTCCTGTATGTGTTCCAGTACTATTGCCTGTGACATTTCCTGTTAGATTGCCATGGAAAGTAGTGGCATAAACATCGGACCATCTATACCCAGTATTACCGATTGTATAAGCATTATCTGCACCTGGAATCATTCCAGTATTATCAAAGATAGCAACGTCTTCTGCAGAGTTGTTATAGTTGATACGAATAGTTACTGGATTTCCATTATTGATACTTTCTAGTAGCGAACTGGTATTACCTTGTACGTTAGTACCAATATGTACATATAGGTCTTTACTGTTACCTACATAGTATCCGGCATTCTGAAAAGTAACATCTTGATCAAATGTAATGCTACCTTTTCTAATATATTCTGTCGCTTCAACACCACCTAAGCTAACTGCATTACTAGCGGTACCCCAGAAATATGCTGTACCGGTTGTAGTAATACCATTAGAGTTAGTATTAACTAAAGTAATGCCTTTCTTGATTAGAGAAAATCCTGTAATCGGATTAACATTGTTTAACACAAACTCAGATTCGCTAACGACGGCCATTACTTTGCCGCCTGCAATGATCTTTAATATCGTTTGGTTAGCGTTTGTGTCGTCTTTGACAACCTGAGAAGTTACTGAGCTTGTTCCTAGTTCTGGACTAGCCTGCGGACCAATCAATACATATTCAGTTCCGGACCATGTGTATAGCTGTTTAGCACTAGTATCAAACCAAAACTCGCCTGTTGCTAGTCCGGATGGAGCAGATGATCCGGTTTCAGCACCGCCGGCAACTTTAAACTTGCTACCGTCATAGTACTT